CTCTCCGTACATTACCCACTCCTTATTTTTTACTTCTTCAACTGTTGGAGTCGTGTACTTTGACAAAGAAACTACTTCTATTTCCGATTTGTTATTTCTTCTACTCATTGTAAACTATGTATTCGTTCGTGCTTTCGTGTTGCGTATAAACGCTATTGTTAATGCTGTAATCTTTTACTACTTGGTCAGTACAGAAGATTCTGCCTTTATAAACTATATTAGAGCCATTTAAGGCTTTGAAATTATAAAACCTACCCTCTACCAAAGAAAAAGAAATATCTGCCTTTAAATAATACCCGTCTTTTGTGAATGTTGCGGATATAGTTGTGCTAGTGTTTGCTTGTTCGTCTGTTAATACAATAGAATCAGCCGCGTAATCTCTAGGAATAAATTTTAATTCCTGTGCATTTGTGCTAGTTGTTAGTATTATCATTTTCTTTTATTTTAAAACAATTTATAAGCGTGTTTGTTTTTTGTTTCAAAACTTTGATTTTAAGACAAGAAAAAAGGTATAAACAATTAAGTCTATACCTTTTCTTTTTTAATACGTTAAAACGCTTATGGATTCACTTGAACGTCAAATCCTGTTACTGCACCCACAGAGATTATAGAAGAATCTACGAAATACGCTAGATTGTCCTCTTTAGAAGCCAATGTCAAAGTGTACCCGTTAAATTCATTCATATCTGCACCACTTGCAGTGTTTACTGTTACATCTACTCCGTTTTTGATTCCGAAGATTCTAAAACTTCCGTCATATCCTTCTGCAATGATTTGCGGTCGACCTTTAGACAAAAGAACCATTTGCGCCTGTGTTGTAGCGTCTTGTTTCTTTAGTGTAATAGTTCCACTTGCTTCAAAGATAGAAGTTCCTGCGTTGATGTCTTTAGTGTTTGCTTCGTCAATGTTATTCGTTCCTCTCAATTCGTATTTGAACACGTCATAAGCAGAACCCATTGCTGTAATTTCTTCGCCTGTAAATGTTGCATCTGCAAACATTCCTTTGGCGTAATTCGCTATATAAATAGCCTTGATTCCTCCAAGACTATCCAAGCAGTTCGAGTCGTTTCTTCCTGCTGTAATATCACAAGCCATATTTTTATTTTTTTAAAGTTAGTGTAAAAAAAGGGATAGGCGCAAACCCACCCCTTTTAAATAATTATTAATTTGCTAATTACGCTACGGGAGTGTAAAGTACAATTTCAGCACCGTAAGCATATTGCACAGTTGCAGTAAATCGCATAATTACACGAACGTTTTGAGAACCATCAAGGTCAGCCATATCCAATACCTTAACCTCGTTAGAATCGTTCAACAATCCTGTTCCAAAGAACAAGTTAGAAGATTCAGCAGCTACAATGTAGTTAGAAGCCAATCCGTTTGCTACGAATACAGGTACTCCGTCGAACATCAAGTCTCCCATTGCTTGGTTTGTTCCTTGTCCGTTGATACCGTTTGCACCTACTCCGTTAGCAGCGAAACCACCTAAAGCACGAACGTACGCACGATATACGTTTTGAGCAACGTACAATTTCAAGTCGGGAGAACCATACAAAGCCGCAGGAATAGCATCAACTACTTTTCCTAGTTCGTCGATTACGTTAGAAGCAGTAACTCCTCCCGCTGCGATAGAAGCACCTGCTACGTCGATTACATCAGCATCAGCAGTCGCCAATGTTACAAGTCCGTCGAACTCTCCTTCGTCTCCATCAGCACCTTGCCAAATGTTAGATTCGATTTTTGTAGCTACTTTTTCAGCCACGTGAGCAACCAAGAAAGATTGGAAATCGGGAGGTAAAGAGTCGAATGCCGAATACCCCATAGAGATAGCGTCCCAATCAGCACGGAAAGGAGTTTTACACAATTCAAGGTTTACTTGAAATTCTTTTGGAGTGATTACTCTCTCTGTCAAAGTAACAGAAGAAGTTGCAGTAAAGTCGCAAGAACCATCAGCAATAAGGTCGCCTGTTGCGATTTTCTTTAGTACCTCTGATTTTTTTACGTTTGGTTTTACAGTAATACCACCGTTTTCGATAGTGTTACCGCTTAACAAAGCAGCAGCGATGTAGCCTTGAGCTTTCTCTCCTGCGTAAGTTGTAGTGATGTTTGTTGTTGTTGCCATTTTTTAAAATTTAAACGTTTAATTGATTATTTGAATAGTTTGTTATATATAACAGATTTTGTTGTTTTTGGTGCTTTTTGAGAATACAAGAAAGTTTCTTTTTTAGAAGCATCAGCTTCGGGATTGTGTTTGATTGGTGCAACTTCTTCGGCACTCAATTCAACCTCCTCTTTAACTTCTTCTTTTACTTCCTCTTTAGACTCTAAAGCAAGTTTTAATGCGTCAATTTCTTTTTGCATTTCTTCGATTTTAGCGAAGTGAATTTCTTTTGAAATAGATTCAACTACCTTTTTAGGTGTAGAAGTTTCAGCTTTCATCTCTTGTTCTTCAACTTCTTCTTTTGCTTCTGTTTCTTCCTCTATTTCTTCAGCTTCTTCGGCTTCTTCTTCTTTTTCTTTGATTTCAGAAATGATTCCTTCCTCAACTACTACAAGAATTTTTCCGTCCTCTAGTTCGTACTCGCCAACAGGCAAAGCAACTTTTTCTTCTTCTGAAACGATGAAAACCTCGTTTTCTGCTTCAAATGCTTCCGCTTCGATTTCAGTACCATTTTCTAGTTTCATTGTTGCCAATTTAACCTCCATACCTAGCAAAGCTTTTATTTGGTCGATTTTGTTCATTTTGTGTGGATTTTATTTAAAACGTTATTAATATACTATTGTTACAAATTCAGATTTTACTCCTCTGTTATTGTGTAGTTTGATTGGTTTTTAAGGTTGCCAATTCCTTGATTGATTAGCTTTCCTTTACAGCAATCTCTTGAATACTTTTTTCCATCAGCGCACAAACACCCACGTCTTGAATTTTTAGGACTTGTATAGTTCTCCATTAGTCTTTTAAGATTTCGATTATTTTATTCAACAATTCTTCTTCCATTTCCTTTTCTACTTCCGCAGACAATCCTAGTTTTTCTATTTTGCTTTTTGACCAACGCAAAGCAGCTTTTCCTCCCCAAGCGTCAAACATCAATTTACCACACCCATCAGAATAGCTTTTTGAACTATCTAAATCAACTAAATGCCTAGAAAGATACGAGTACATTCTTTTTATTGTTTCTGCGCTTATAGGTTCTCCTTTTGCTAATTGATTAGCACGTTGTTTTCCTACTCCTGTACCACAAGAACCCCAACCATTTTTTTCTGTCCATTCTAGTACCTTTCTAGCGTTACTTTTAACACCTTGAGGATAGTCTGAATAAGACTCTAGTTCAACCTCTGAAAGTTCAGTTTCTTTTTCTGAAAAACGTCCTTCGATTGATAAACCCAAATACTTACCTTCTTTGATGTCTTGCCAAACCTCGTCGTTGTCTATTTTCATAACAACAGCCCAAGAACCCTCAACAGCATTCAATCCATAAATAGCTGTCTTGTCTTTTTCTACATCTTCAACTATCCACGATTCAATTACAGAAACCCCATCTGTTTTTTCTTCGTGTTCCAAAGTAGCGTTGTTATTGTTTAGGTTTTTAAAGTACAATTCAGATGCCTTACGTACCGTTTCTTTTGAGAATACGATGTTATATTCTTCGCCTTTGGAATTACGTCTGTAAATTTCCTTATCGGGAATAAGAGCCAAAGAAACAACGATACGTTTTTCTTCATCTAAAGTTTTTAATTCTACCTTTTGCTTTGACAATGCCACGAAATTCTCCTCGATTGCGGGAGTATGAACCAAGCTGATTGCTTCGATTCCGTCCGTAGCTTCGTTTTCGTCTATAATTAATTCAACTAATGGAAGCATATTTGTTTTATTTTAAAACGTTATTTATTACTTTTTGTTTATAGTGATGCACCTTCAACAATGTTTCTGTCTAATTCTTGTGCTGTTGTTACATCGTTAGAAACCACGTAAGCCTTTATTGGTTGCTTTGATTGTGAGCCTATCGCTTCGGCTAGTTGGTTCGTTCCACCTTGTCCTACGATGTTAAAACTTGGGGATTGAGGTGCTGTTGTTGGTGCTGCACCCCTAACACCCGAAGAAACCCTTCCCATACTTGGAGATTTCTTGTTGCTTTTTAAATCTGCTATTGACTTAACAGCTCCCGCAACAGAACCCGCTATTGACAAACCTGCTGAAACGGAATTGATACCAACCCAAGGCTGTCCAAGAGTAAGAGGAGAAACTGCTACCGCTTTAGCGTTGGCTATTCCTGTGTTTGAAATAATTTTACTAATTGAAGCGACCTGTTCCGTTACGATTCCCGCAATAGCAAGCGCCTTGCTTTCTTTCCCAAATGCTGCAAATATGTTTTGTAGATTACCTATTGCGTTACCAACAACAGCGTATTGTTTTTGTCTGTTTTTTTCTTCTTCTTGTATTTGTG